TAGAGTTTTAACTATAAAATTGCTCCATTCATCTGTTACTAAGTAACCCCCTACATTGTCTGTTGATCCTACGTTAGTTGCTCTAAGTAATTTTCTTTCATCCTGGTTTAATGATGCTGCGCCTCTCTTTAGATACTTGGTCATTACATCCAGATACTTTAACTCTGCATCTACCCTCTCTGGGTTGTCGTGCTTATGAATACCTTTTAAAGCTTCTTTTTCTAATGAATCCTGTTGCTCGATTGCTTCATATTGTCCTTTTAGCAATTTTACATCATCATTTATTTTGTGCCATGTTGCAAGTTCTTCTTCGCTTAAAGCACTTCGGCCATCTTTTTTAGCCTGGATGTGTATGTCTCGCATTTGCTCAACAAGTCCGGCCCTTTTTTGTCTTAATTCTATTGAACTTTTCATTGTTTAAAATTTTGTTTTTATAAATCATGCTCTATTAGGGCCAATTCCCTATCAAGCGTTTCCAAATTTCCTTCAGTTGTTTCTTTATTTGCTTCCTTTATATTTTGTGATTGCTTCCATTCGCAAAATCTTTTCTCTGCTACTGCGTTGTTACTTACTAGGTTTACATCTGTGCCTTGATAGAATGGGTAAGTGACTAGCGCCACATCGTAAATCCTTTCAGCTTTTATGATAGTTCTGGATGTTAAATCTTTGTCTTTGTCCTCTTCCCATATTTCAGATTTGATGGTGAAGGCAAAAGAGTTATCACTTAAGTCGCCTCGCTTTATCATTTCTAGAATGTCATCTCGACTTTCCGGTATGTTGTATCTAAACCCTAGCCCTGTTTTATCCTCCCATACTTCAAGCGTGTTGTTCTTTTCTCCTTTTGCCCCGTCTGCTCTTTTCCTGGCTAGTAAGTGGTTTGAATCGTGATTTAGAAGTGCTTTTATATCGCTTGGCCCTATTGCATCCGTAAAAGCTCCTTTAGCTAATTTTTCTCTGTACCATCCCCCTGAATCACTCCATTTTTCTGTTACTGCTGCATGCCCCTCTATTGTTCTGCTTTCTGTGCCGTCATCGTTTGGGATGGCCTTTATTTCAAAGTTTATAAATCTGCGTTCTATGTTGTTATCCATTGCCATCTTCATTTTTGTTGTCTAAAAAATTGGGGTCTGTTGTCATGTTTACGGGGCTGTAAAAGTCATCCATACCCTCCGCTTCGCTTTGGTTCATTCCGTTCATTTTCCTTATCTCGTTTGGGGTAATAGATTTAGTAAAAAACATGGTTTTTAATATGTTGGATCTTCCTTGTGAATCAGCACGTAATAGACTGTCTAGGTTAAATCTGAATTTTTGATTAGGTTTATTTGAGGGGACTAGTTTAGAATTTAATTCATGTTCCCACCGCTTGACCCACGGGCCCATGCAGTACTGTTTAAATTCTATTCCTTGATGTTCTATATTGTTGTTTGTTGGACTGTCACCTCCAACCATATAAAGGGGTACTCTATTTGCTTTGGCAAAATCTCTATCCGTATAGTCTACTATTTTTAGAAAAGCTTCATCTACTGGATTTAGTTTTAGGGCTTTGAATTTCATGCCTTGCTCCAGGATTGCCACAACTCCACCATTACTAGAGCCAGCATTATTTTTATTCCATGATCCTCTTAGCCGTTTTAGTACGTCATCTTCTAAGATTTCATCCATCTCAATAACTCCGCTTAACATTGTTCCATTTTTGTAGAACTCGTTGAGGTATTCTTTTGAATTTTTGGCTATTCCTAAACTTTCGCGTAGTACATCAATGGGGCTTAGACCTTCATCCCCATTGTAACTCATTGCCTTCACATGAAATATGTCGGTATTTTTAAAGTATTCTTTCTTTCCCTTGACTGTATATTCATACCATAACCGACCCTCTTTGGATCGTATGGGCTTTACATTATCTGAATCCATTAAATCTAGCCTAGTTGCTCTCCCTGCATTATTTCTATGGATAAAAGCGTATCCATTCCCTAGCATGGTTGCATGGAATTGGATAGTTTCAAATAAAGTGAATCTTGTTATGTCTGGATTTGGTTTTGTAACTAGGCTGTATAGCGGATCTTTTAAGGCAGGTTCAAAATTCTTTTTATCATCGTAGTTCAGTAAATCGAATTGTAATGATGCTAAAGTCTCTGATATGATCTTTCCAATGGTGTAAAACCCTGATACTCTCCAGGCTTTATCTTTATTTACTACGCCTGCGCCCCCGTTTATACCTAATAAATTTTCGATATAGGTACTTATAGGAATAGATGGATTTTCAAACCTTTGTTCTTTAATTGCCCCTAGCGTTCTAAGTATGCCCATTAAGAACAAATATTGGACAATGGGGGTCTTATCCAAATGTTATGGGTAACCTTTGATAAAATAGTTACCTATAACGAAATAATATACCGTTGACTTTGCTTGTTAGATTTGTTTTGGTAAAGGCTTTTACCTTTCTTAAAGGAAGCATAGGAAGAGAAGCGTGTAACCCCATGCCTGTTATGTATTAGCATTTCAGTTTCCTTATATGTATGTTCATAATTGTACCTTGCAGAGGTAAGGCTGTTGAAGATTTCCCAGTATTCTTTTTCTATGTCTTTAGTTACCTTCATAGAGATGCAAAGCCTCTTTTTTTGTAATTACTTTCTTTGACTTCTGGTAACATATCGAATCCTCCTATTCCCATAACTAGACATATAGGTCCATCGACTTTTTTGGCTTCCTTGTTTGCTGTCTTTACTATTTTACAATTTGCGTTAGCATCTATGTAAAGTTCTACATTCTCAATCATCCAATCCATGACCGGATTAGAGTTGTGGTAGTAGTCCCCGTCAATAATTATCTTTTCGCTTAGTTTGGTAGGGCTTGACATATTAGTAATTCCTTGTCCAAACTTTTGAACCGGATAACCTTTTGCCTCTAGCTTTGGAATAAATTGGTGTGCGTTGTAAGGATCGTACTCGATCGCTTTGATGTTGAACTTTTCGATAGATTCGTCTATTACTTTTTCAACAAATTCATAGTCAATAGAGTTGCCAGGGGTTCTAATTAGGTGTTTATCTTGTACCCAATCATAATAATTTACTCCGTCCTCTGTTCCATGTATAGAAACTTTTGCAGACGGAACGAAAAAATACGGCCATGAATAATATTTGTGATCTGGTGTTCTAAAGGTTAGATAGTAACAAGTTAAATCTCGAACAGAACTTAAATCTAAGCTGCCTATACATTCAAATTCTTTTAGGTCGTCTAGTGTGTAATCTTTGCGGCTGGCGTTCCATGTGTCGTTTGGTATCCAGGTAGTATAAGATCCTACCCATTGATTAAAATGTTTTGTCCTAAAATCTACTTCCTCTGTTCCCCCACCTAGTATAGATTTGTTGTATTGTTCGTTTATTCCTTCCTGGAGTACTGCGTAATTTCTGGCTAGTGGGTTAGACTTACTCCATAGCTCTTTATTGTGGTGTGAATCTCCTTTATCTGGTTCAAAAATCGCAACAAATAGCCGCTCATTATTGGCTTTTTCTTCTAGTATTCTTTTACATTGCTTGTAAAATTTGAAGCATGGATACTGTAAATTGAATCCGGCTGTGGTTGTTACCATCATTAAGGGTTGAGGTCGCCCAACCATTCCGGACTCCATGTTATCTAGCACTTCTGTTGTGCGGTGTAGGTGGTATTCGTCAATGATTGCGCAATGTGCGCCCTTGCCTTCGATGTTTCCAGCTTCCGATGAAATGGCTCTCATGGTTGCAGCCATCGAAACATTATAAATAGTGTGTGCTTGTGTTTTTGTTGTCTCTGAAAATGGTGGTGAATCCTGGCGAAGTTTTAAAACAATTTCTTTCGTGCATGTAAAACAGATACCCGCTTGCTCTCTGGTGGTGGCTGCATAGTAGTATTGCCCACCTTGTTCGTTATCAATTAACCAACAAATTAAACTAATTACCGCATCTAAAAAAGTTTTTGCGTTCTTTTTGGCGACTTGTAAGTATCCTTTCCTAAATCTCCTTATAGGTTTGTTGTATTCGTTCTCTTTTTTTATCCATCCAAATAAAGAACCGATAATAAATTCCTGAAATGGGTGAGGATCGAAGTGTTCTCCGGCTAATATGCCCTCCCAATATCTAAAATTTCTTGATACTGTAATGGCTTTATTGGCTAATGATCTTTCAAACTTATACGGATAGGTAGGATCTAAAGACTTTTCCAAATCTTTGAAGTGCCGTTCAACCATTAATCTTTCACTCTCACCAATTATTATTTTTCCTTCGGTAACTTCTTTAAGATACCTATCGAATCCTTTCATTTAACTTTTTAGATGAATGAATTTTATTTCATATTTAAAGCTTTCATTAATGGATCTTGCTTTTCTTCTTTTGCATTAGCTGTCGTTATCTTCTGTCTATCAACGGGTGAAAACCCAAATTTTGCAGCGATCTTATACGCTTGTGTTAAACTTTGGTTTGCTATAACTACCTCTGCTCTTGGTTTCTCTACTCCGGTATCTGATATAGTGCTGTATCCTTTTTTTCTTATAATGTCTTTGCAATCTAAATACGTTCCCATTTCTAAACAGTATGCAGCAATCAAGCTCATGTCAACGTCTTGCAATAACCCAACTTTTGACAATCCTAATACAACTCTTTTATATTCTGTTTTTGCATAATCGTTCCACTCTTCTGGTGGGTTTGATAATCCTGTAACAATATCAAAAATGGGTTGGTCTTTGTTCGCTCGGTCTTGTCTATCTGTCCCTCTAATCTCCTTTATTATGTCTGGTGTTCGGTGTCTCCCTGCCATCAGTATTTTATTTTGTTTTCTGCGTTATTTCAAAATAATATATTTTCAATTTGCCAAACCGCACGCACGTG